TTATTGTACCTTTTCTTGAAACTAACAATTGATCGAAACCAGCAGCATCAACTGTATTGATATTAAAATTAACAGTTGTGCTACCCATTGCTTGTCCTTTGGTGTGATCTATAATTGTTTCGTTTGGATGCACCATAGCCATAAAACCACCACGACCATCAAGACCACCTACTCTTGCACCTGAACCTGTATAACCACCACCTTCAAAATTTTCACCAGCTTTAGTAAATATTTTACCCATAGTAGAATCAACACCAAAAGCAGATGCACCAAAGCCCATAATTTTTTTAATAATAAATACTTTTACCATTTCATTTATTACCGAAGCTAAAATACGTTTCGATAAATTTTCAAAATCTAAAAAACCTTTTTTTGTAAAATCAAAAAATTCAGTAAAAGAACCAGTAAGAGTTGTGGATAAATTACCAATGGCTTTGAATTCAGATTTAGCAGCATCCATTTGTCCAATTGCAGCATCAGCTATTTCTTTTCTTGTTTTTTCAGCAGCTTCTAACACTGTTATTTCTTTTTGTATAAGTTCAATTGCTTCTGTCTGATCTTTTAAGGTTTGTCTAGTGAATTGACCTTTTTTAGCTTGATTAAATTTTTCTTGTTGTGTTGTTAGAGTTGCCAATTCATTTTGCAATTCTTCCATTGTTTTTGGTATCTCTATAAGCCCTATAGCATCCATAAACATAATTACTGAATTAGCTGCATTTATAAATAAAGTTTGAACTGGTGCAAGTATTTGTCTTTTCAAAATATTCATGGTGTCATTGAATCTTTCTGCTCTCCTAATAGTTTCTTCATCTAAAACACCAGTAGCAGAATTTGCTAATGCTGTCATAGCTTCTGATCCATCTTTACCCATAACTGCTAGTTTTACACCAGCACGACCCATAAGATCAGCTAAAATAGCATTTTTTTCAAATTGACTACCTACATTATCTAAAGCAGTAAAAAGTTCTAAGAAAACTTCTTCAGCACCTTTTACTGAGCCATCGGCATTTTTTACTTGTACCCCTAATTTTTCTAACGATCTTCCAGCTTCACTTGTTCTTAACTGTGCTTGACCTACCATTTTGGTAAAGTTCTGCATACCTTTGTTAAATTCTTCTGTTGTTAGACCTGATTGTTGTGCTGCAAATTGAAATTTTTGTAAAAAAGTTGTATTGACTCCTAATGAATCAGAAACCTTTCCAATATCATCGGCTAGTTGTAAGGTATGTTTGGAAAAAGCAACAATTGAACCAACAGCAAAAGCACCAGCGATAATGCCTTTTAATTTTTTCATGGCATTACCAGTAGAATTTACGCTACCTTTTACTGAATTAAATGCTTTTTTGGTATCGTCTTGCCCTTTAATTCTTAATTTATAATCAGTTCCTGCCATTTTTTATTTGCCTATTCTTTTCTTCTAAATATGCCAACCATCCTGTAAATTCAGATAAAGACATTTTTTGTTCTAATTCAGAAACTGTTACTCCTAACAGTTCTGCTAAATAGTATCTTGCAAATAAATCTTTATCTTGCCTTACTTTTTTAGTTGATCCTCAACTGTTGGTGCAGACATTATCTCGGTAGCTACTCTAGCTAAGACATCTTTATCAACACCATTCATTAAAGTTGTTTTATCACCTATATCAAATACTTTATTACCTTCAGCATCTAGTGCTTTGTGTATTAAGCAATAAGCCATTAATGCTACATCATCGTCTTTAGCATATTTTTGTAACTTAGACATTTCAGCTAACGTTAATGGCTTTGCATAAATTTTAAGTATTTCACCATCATCACTCCATTCTGGTATTTCAATTTCTTTAATATCTAAGGAATTGAAATGCGCTTTAGCTTTATCAATAACTTTCATATTAAGCTGTTGAAGTAGTTAAACCACCAGAACCTTGCAAAGATACACTTGCTTCTACTAAGCCATCAAATGATGCACTTTTAGTAAAACCAGTCACAATTGCAGAACCCTGATAGAAAGTATCACCAGTTGAAGCACCTTCTGGATAAACTTCAAGTGTTACAGTTGAACCTACTGATAATGCAGTTTGTGCTGTATCAGTTTCGTCAAAAAATACATCTACAGATGCTGTGAATTGTGTAAGTGTTGATAGATAAGACCTAGAAGAATCACCCATAGCAGTTTTTTCAACTACATCTGCACTTTCTTCTAAAGAATATGATCTAACTTCAGCAACAGTAGCAGAGCCAACTTTAATTAACCCCTCGCTTCCTTTATGTACTGCCATTTTCTTTCACCTCTTTTTTTGAAGAAGATTTGGATTTGGTTGCTTCTTCTTTCCAACCTTTATTCAATAAACTTTCAACTTTTGAAGGATGAACGTCTATAGAAATCTTGCCATCTGGACTAAATAATTTCATTTTTACCTCGCTACATCAGGTGCTTGTTCCTGATTATAATAATTAACATTAAATGTTAAGGTGGCATAGCCAACTGGCTTTTCACCTTCTGCATTATATTCTATTTCAGTACTTTCTAAAAAAGTATCTTTTGCTAAACTATTTAATGTTGGATCAGCAGCTATAGCTGTTTCTACTTCTTTGCATATTGTATCAACTGAATCATCGAAATTGCTTGTTGCTTTTACATAACATTCTACAGCTACTGATAAAGTTCTTTCTAATAATCTGTTTGAACCTATAACAATAGGTTCAGATGTTTCTGACTTGGTATAGATAAGTAAAGAAGGCAAACTAGCTGTTTCTAAGGGGTAAACTCTGGATTCGAATACATTTGACCCAGTAGTAGTTAAACCAGTTAAAACAGTACCCAATCGTTCTCTAATCTGCTGTCTAACGTGATTAGCCATTATGATTCCTCTAACATTAAAGAAGTAAAACCTGTGTTATCTTTTTGTACATTCACCACTTTATAAGTTTGTGCTGCAACCAAAGTATTACCATCAACATCTTTATAAGCATCAACAGCTAAAGTATTACCATGTTTTACACTTGGCACATCAATAGTACGACAAAAAGCAATTGGTTGTGTACCTTCTACCCCAACACCAAACTCTTCTTCAAAGTATTCATTATTTAAAATTAGTTCTATTGTTGATGTTTGACCACTTGTATTTGTAAAAGTAGCTGTTCGACCATGTCCAAAACTTGCATCTAAGTAAGAACTCATATCTTCTTCAGTTTCTAATCTGTATTCAGACATTATTGTTCCTCTAAAATTAATTCAATTAAACCTGTGTTATCTGGTTGTACATTTTTAACCACAAAAGTAGTTTCAGCTTTTAATACTGTACCTTTATTAGTTGTGATTGCATTCACAATCAAACGATCTTCTTGCGAAATATAAGGTACATCGCTAGATTTTAAATATGCTCTAGGTTGAAAACCTTCTACAGAAACACTATTACCAGCAATATCAAAGTATTCTTGATCTATAATTATTTCAATATTTTCTCTGTTACCAGAATCAATATCAAACCAAGTATCAATAAAACCAACTCTTTGATCGAATAAAGAATTTTGTACTTCAAAGAAAGTAGCAGTTACACCATGACCAGTTGTACTGTCAAAATAGGATTTAAAATCTGCTGAACTTTCTAAGGCCATTATTTACTTTTTCTTTTTTTTAATTTAGGTGTTTTAGAAGTTTCTAAACCAACACTTCGATCAGAAGTTTTTTTGGTTTCTTTTTTTACATATAGTTCTGCTTTGTTGTAACCAACTAAAGTATTACCTTCTGCTTCAGGTAACTCTACTATATCTCCAACTGTTAATTTTTTTGAGTCAGCAACAGTATCAGACAAAATTAAATATTTTTTCATTCTAATCTCTCTTTTTGAAAAAGCAGATGAGAAAATCCCATCTGCCTTTTCAGTAGTTAGTACCATCTATTAAGATGCTGCACAGAAAGAAACAGCATGACGAACTGCTACATCAACAGATTGTAATGCTACGACTCTTACTGTTCCTGAAGTTGAATTTGTAAAAGGATCAACAACTAGGTCTAACCCACCAAACATACCAACTAATAAGTCATTGAAGTTACCAAAGACATAATTGTTAGCTGTTATTTGTGGAGATACCACAACTGGATAACCATTCATTTCACCATTAGTTAAAACGAATTGAGCAGTATTACTTGCTTTTTCAGTTGTTTTTAAAGTACCAGCATTAGTAGGATGAACTATGTAAGATAGATCGCCCAATAAAGCATTATCAACACTTAGTGATGATTCCATGCTAACGATTTCTGCAAAAGTTGGTGCTGCTGCACTACTTAGAGAAACAGTATTAATACCAGTAGTATTAGTAATCCCTGTAGGATTTCCAGATGAACCACTTCCTTCAAGAGCTGCATCATCTATAGCAATAGCCATAGCTGCTGCAAGATCGTTTCTAATTAAGTTTTCAACATCTAAAGATGATTGAATCATAAGCTGACGAGTAACGTCTGTGAAGGCTCCTAAGGTTTTAGGGGACATAGTGACTGAACCAATAGTCATTTCTGACTCACCAGCTGCACCACCTTCAGAACTTATGAAAGCTGCTGAACTTGCTGCTGTTTTTTTAGGGATTTTAACGTCACCAGATAAGCCATTAAGCATAGTAGCTAAAGGCATAACTGCACTATTGTTACGAAGGACATCAATGAAATCACCAGCTCTAAAGTCTTGACCAATTAAATTAGAATCATCAGAAGCGTTCATATCACGCTGACCCCAATTGGCTAGAACTTCTGGTGGTAATAAAACACCTTGAGCAGTTTTTCCATAGATTTTACCAGCAGCTTCAGAACATTCAAATTCAAAAGCAGCTTCTTCTTGTAATTTACGATCAGTAGGATTAGCCATAGCTCTAATAGCTCTTAAAATGCTAAATCTTCTAATCTCCTGTTTATCAAGACCAATTTCAGAAGGAGTTTCTAAAGGTTTATCATTAGAAATATTTTCTAATAACATTCCTCTAAATTCTTCAACTGAAAGACCATCTTGAATAGCTTGATTGCCTAAGTCTGCTTTGTTGTGTCTTTTCGCTAAATCAATGATCTCTTTCGAGTTTCTTTTGAAATCAGCTTGAGCTTCAACAAATGCTTGACTTTTGACTTCATCAAGATTTATTTCATTCTTTTCTTCCATTTCTTTTTCCTCTTTATGTGAAATAGTTTGTTTAGTTTGAGAACGACCTACTCCGACAAGTCGTGATTGGTCAGCCGGAATTGCTACCAAACTTATCTCCATCGGAGAAAAACTTGCACGATAATAAGTTTCATCGTCTTTTTCGACTCGTTCCATTTTGTCGATGCGATAGCCAAGACTCACATTCAAGCGAATCCCATCAACCACATCTTGAAAGACTTCTCGAGCAAGATCAGATTTTCCAAATCTGACTAAAGCAGTTGTTCTTTTTGCTTCCTCGTCTAGTCTAAATTCCTCAATCACCCCTATTTGTTTCGTCATATCGTGATCCAACAACAAAGGTGCTGTTTTGCTTTGTATAAATGACATATTTATATCTTCAGCTTTATGTGAAAGAACTTCCTTACCGAAACTTCTTTCAACTGGTTCTTCAGAAGATACTCCCATTCTGACAGTTCTTTTTTCCTCATCAATATGATGCGATCTAGATAGAGTAACAGTTCTGTATTCGATTTTTTCATCAATTACATTTCTGTCTTTATCTTTCTCTTCTTCATCGTGATAAGGTCTTTCTTCCTCTGTCATCTCCATTTCCATCTCTTCAGAATCATCCTCAACCTTTTTGAATTCAACAATAACACTATTGTCAGTTTCAGAAACATTAAGGATATGTCTATCTTCTTTTTCAATATCCATAATTTTTTCCTCTTTATTTTTAGTTGATAAAGGATGTCTTTCAGGAAGCAAATCTTGATCGTGTTT